AAAGCAGAAGATTGCTTATGAACTCTCAACGCTTTCTGAACGCCACGCGCAGGAACTCGCAGTCGCTCAGATTGAACTCAACAAAGCAGAAGCCCAAGGAAACTGGTTTCAATCAAGTTGGCGACCCTTATGCGGATATGTTTGTGTCTTTGGATTCGGAGTCAACTTCCTTATCTCGCCACTGGCGGCAGGGTTTGGAATAGATATACCTCAAGCTGATACGTCTGTAATGATGCCAGTATTAATGGGGCTTTTAGGACTTGGTGGATTACGTAGCGCAGAACGCATAAAAGGAGTCGGAAAATGACTACAAAGAAAAAAGAAAAGAAAGAAGAAAAGAATTATTTCAAACCTAAAGAACTGAAGTGCAAAGCAACAGGAGAAGAAGGGTTTGATCTTGACTTCTTAGCCCTGCTAAATGAGATACGGCATGAGTGTGGTTTTAGCTTTCCCTTGTCTAGTGCTTACAGGTCACCCCAACACCCCATAGAAGCGCGTAAAGAGCGTCTAGGAGCGCATACGTACGGAAAGGCGGTAGATATATTAGCTAACGGAGAAAACGCCTTAGAAATCATTAGAGTGGCACAAAAACATGGTATAAAAAGAATAGGTGTACAGCAGAAAGGTGGTGGCAGATTTATCCATCTGGACGTTTGCACAGAGGAGGAAGGTTTTCCCCCTGCGATTTGGTCTTACTAGTACCATATAAAACACAAGCCCTGCCTAGTGCGGGGTTTTTTTTGGCTTATTAATTAACAAAAAGGTTTACATTTAAGATTAGATAGGCAATAATGTACCTACATTCAATAAAACAAGGTAATAAATTATGACAGACTTTAACTACAGTGAGTATTCAATCGACGTACTTGAAAACGCTATTGCCAAAGCACAACAGGCAATTAAACTTAGAAAATACAACGATAGAAGATATACCAGAAATTTGACATTGCACAACGGCAGGGGCTTTTCTAACGACACAAAACATATGTTTAAAAGCTATATTAAATCTTCCCCTGCGCTAATCTCCATCTTTGAAAAAGAAATTGCAGAATGTCAGGCAGAAATCGCAATCAGATAAATTAACCGCCCCTTCGGGGGCTTTGCTGTAGGAGGCAATTATGAGCAATTACAATGGTTGGACAAACAGAAACACTTGGTTAATTAACTTGCATTTTGGCGGCTTACTAGATGGTTATAAAGAAGATGGTCTTGAAGTTACCGCTGATCTAATTCAAGAAATATGGCTAGATCATATTGAACTTGAAACAAAACACCTCGATTTAATAGTTATGGATTTTCTTGACTTTGAAGGCATCAACTGGGAAGAAATAGCTGAACATTATCAGGTAGAAGAAGATGAATAATATCAATGAGTTAAACGACTATGAGCGCGGTGAGTATGACTGCATTCTTGGCTACCCTGCCTTAGAGGGTCAATCAGAGGCTTACGAACTAGGTTATGGTGAGCAATATCAGAAAGAAGAGACTGTAGGAGGTCAACATGAGTTTATCTAAAAACGTCTGGAAAACTTTATCGGAAGTAGATGTATCCGATCATATTGAGAAAAAAGGCAAGCTGTCATATCTGTCATGGGCTTGGGCTTATGGAATTATGATGAAGCATTACCCTGACCTACATTACACCTTTGAGGAAGATAAATGTACTGAAACTGGGACGGTAGAGATTAGGTGTAGTGTTTTATTAACTGAAAACGATCAATCCATGGTTAGGAATATGTGGCTACCAGTGATGGATCATCGTAACAAAGCAATATCCAATCCTGATAAGTTTGCAATTAACTCATCTAAAATGCGCTGTTTGACAAAGTGCTTTGCAATGTTTGGGTTAGGTCACTATATCTACGCAGGGGAAGATTTGCCAGAGGCGGTAGCTAAGGCAACGGTTAGTGAAGATCAAATAATTGCTATCAAGAAATTACTTGATGAAACAAAATCAGATGAGGCTAGGTTTTTAGAGTGGCTTAAAGTAGAAAATATTGATCAAGTTTTAGCCAGTAATTACGACAGAGTGATTGCCGCGATAGAGGCTAAGAAGTGATTATCCTAGACCATGAACAAGGGACTGAGGAGTGGCTTGCCGCACGATTGGGTAGGCCATCTGCCAGTGGCTTTTCTAAGCTGATTACTGCAACTGGTAAGCCGTCAACTTCTGCTAGTGGATATATTCACGAACTAATTGCAGAACGCCTTACAGGTGAATCCACCCCCTTCCATGTTACTGAATGGATGGAACGTGGGACTAAGTTAGAGCCAGAGGCTAGAGAGGCGTATGAATTTATAACTGATAATGAGGTTATAGAAACTGGCTTTATTTTAGACCCTAGCTTTGAATTTGGCTGTTCACCTGATGGTCTAATTAATGGTGATGGCGGTTTAGAGATAAAATGTCCTGCGCCTAAAACGATGGTTAGCTATCTGGCAGATGAACAAGTTGGTGTTAAGAAATACTGGCAACAAATTCAAGGTTGTATGTGGATTACCCAACGTGATTGGTGGGACTTTTTTGCCTATCATCCAAAAATGCGGCACGTTCTTGTGCGCGTTAAACGCGATGAAGAATACATCGCAAAGTTAGCCGCTGAAGTTAATGCGGCTGTAAGTCAAATTTTAAACCAAGTGGAGAAGTTAAAATGAAAGTAGGACTGAATGTAAGAATTAACGTGAGTAAGATTGATAAATCCAAGCTGTATAAAGGGGCTAAAGGTGTCTATTTGAACATGACAACCTTTGTTGATCTTGATGAAGAAGATGAATATGGCAATAACGGATTTATCTCTATGGAGCAATCCAAAGAACAGCGCGATGCAGGTGAGCAAAGCGTGATCTTGGGGAATGTTAAAAAGTTCTGGACAGACGGTGCGGAAGTTAGTGCGCCACAACCAGACATGAGCCTTGAAGAACTGGATGAAGATATACCATTCTGATCTAAAAAGCCCCCCTTGCGGGGGGCAAACCATAGGAGGTTGTCGATCGGGGGAACCGACCAAACAAATATAACATAGGATTTAATGCAATGAAATTAATACACGTAGGCAAATGCGTAGTAGCCGCCCAAGAACTTAAAGGAATTACTAGCGTGGAGTTTGCTAAAATAGCAAAGACTTCCCCTCAGCAAGTATTAAGATGGCGCACTCAATCGAATATGAAACTCCATACTATTCAGCGCGTATGTGATGCTTTGGATATAAGCCTAGAGTCTTTTATAACTTTTGGGTATAAGGTTTAGGTTTACCTTTTTGTAAAAATGATTTTTAATTAATACAGTATTTGGGCTAGAGGCTGACGAACTCCTTAGATAAAACGTCAGAGCGTGGTTGACCCTCCAGACATAGCCCTACAATTTAATCGGTTTTAGATTGTAGATAGGTTGGATATCCGATACGAATACGAAGTAACCGCTGAGTCGCAAAGTCCCTCAGATCGTAAATTTACTTTTTGAAGTAAAAGGGTTAAAACGTCTTTAAAAAAATATTTAAAAAATAATTTATCAATAAAACAGGCGAGGCTTGACCGAGCCATAGGAGATTAAAATGGCAATTAATATAAAAGGCATTGAGCATGATAAAAATGCTACTCTAACAATAAAAGAAAACGATATTAGAAATACGACTGTTAAAATACCAAACCAATATTATCAAGCAAAGGCAATTCTGGAGACTTGGTATGGTTCAGTAGAGATTACTGGTTCAACTTTACACAATATTATTCAGCAATTTTTAGTTCAAAATAAGAATTTTAGGTCAGTTATAAAAGCATTTATTGACGATCTTGATAACGGCAATGAACGCTTATATGATGCAAAAAAATATTAACAGCTAATGTATAAAATAGAACTGTAGGAGGTTCGCATGAAAACAAGACTTCAAGAAATGGCAGAGCAAGCTGATTACTTTCACAAAAAACACCCAGAAATTTGGGAAAAATTTGTAGAGTTTACTTTTGATCGTATTAACAGGGGCTATTCTAATTACTCTGTAAAGGCTATCTTTGAGCGCATACGATGGGATATGGGTGACTTAGGTGGTGACGGTGTTACGGAGTTTAAAGTTGGTAATAATCACCCGCCTTTTTATGCCAGACGATTTATGAAAATGTACCCTGAGCATAATGGCTTTTTTAGAACAAGGGTTCAGAAAAGCGCAGTGATGCCCGCTACTGGGATGGAAGCAAAACCATCTATGGTGGCTTAAATGATTCTTAATAATGGCGAAAACTGGCAACCAGAAGAGACTGACGTTATCGCTTGGCAACGTGCCTTTCCTAAAGTAGATGTACACCAAGAACTGATGGCAATGGAATCTTGGTTAGATGCTAATCCAACTCGCAGGAAAAAACCCACAGGCATTAAACGCTTTGTTAACTCTTGGTTATCTAGATCACAAGAGCAGGGTGGAAGCTCCCCTATTGCTAAAAAATATAACAAGCCTGATAGCATAAGAGCCAAAACTTTAGAGATGCAAATGGCTGATGTCACTTGGGTCGATCCTGATCAAGTTCAAATGATGAAGGAATTCTACTTAAATAAATTTGGTTACTACTATGATGGAGAAATACGTGACAGCATCTAGTCAAGCAAAACAAATACGATACGAAGGCAACAAGCCAGACTTAGTACATGGTCGATACTACACTATTAAACGATTATCAGAGATAACTGGCCTGTCAGATACAGCAATTCGATACAGGTTGAACGGTAGTAATATATGCACAGATGATGAGTTGGTTAAAAGTCATTGCGGTAGAACACTGCGTAAAAAGAAAGTTGAAGTGACTACAACACTATCTCAAAAATGGCTGACAAGGAAGCTAGTGTGAGTCAGGGAGATTTTATTAAGATAGGCAACTTGCTTGAGGTAGAGAAGCGGTTGCCTTTTCTTATCAAAAGAGTCAATGCATGGGACTATGCAAAACCCCTATGCATAACTCTTAAGCCTTACACCAATCCAAGAAGTCTAAATCAGAATGCTTTATTCCATGTCTGGTGTAAAACCATGTCAGATAAGTTTATTGAAAAAGTGCCTACAGCTACGCCAGAGAATATGAAGCTAATGATGAAGCAAAGGTTTCTAGGCACAGAAGATATAAAGATAGGCAAGACAGTAATTGAGAATCAGGTTAAGCACACAAGTAATCTGGATGTTGGCGAAATGGTGTATTTTTTGGATCAATGTTATAGTTGGGCTAGGGACAACGGAATATTCTTAGAAGTGCCAGAGAATTCTGAGTACCAAAAGCTGAAAAAACAACAGGAGAGTTGAATGATTAAGGCTGACCCCAGAACGCTTATAGAATTTACAACGACAGATAGACAAAAAGAAGTAATCAATGCCGTTATTAAAAATGGATCTGCTACCAAAGCCGCTAAAGAATTAAATTGTGACAGACGAACCGTCGATAAAATGATAGTTCGTTTAGAAAAGATAGCCGCATCCAATGGGGTAGCCCCACATCGAGACTTAACTCACCAAACGGCAGAAGGATTCCAAGCTAAGAGAATATCAACGGCATACAAGGAAGACGGCTCAGTAGCCTTACAGTGGGTTATTCAAGAGCCAGACAAACAAAGCCTACAGCAACGCCTTAATTATATGCTAGAGGGCATCAAGGACGATCTAACAGGCTTTAAAAAAGCAGTTAAACCACCTGCAAAAGTAAACGCTGATTACCTAGCAATGTATATTATAGGCGACCATCATTTTGGGATGCTTGCTGATAGCGAGACTAAGCTAGATGATGATGATTGGGACGTAAAAATAGCAAGCCAAATCCTATTAGACTCAACTGAGCGATTAGCCAATAGAGTTGGTGATGCCGAGATTGGTGTGCTGTTAAATGTGGGTGACTTTTTTCATGCAGATTCGAGCAAGAATGAAACCACAGCAGGTACAAGGGTAGACGTAGATACGCGGATAGGTAAGACGTTTAAACTGGCAGGAAGGCTTTTTCAAATCCTTGTAGAAAAAATGCTTAAAACCCATAAGAAAGTTGTGGTTATCAATGTCAGGGGTAATCACGATTCTGACATGGCTTGTCACCTATCTAGCTGTCTGGAAATTATTTATGACAACGAGCCAAGGGTTGAGGTCTTACAAAATTACTCTAAGTTTATACATTACCAGTGGGAAAATAATCTATTCGTATTTCATCATGGAGATAGAATTAAGCACGAGCAGATTCTACAAACGGTCATTAAGAACCTTGATGATGAGTGGAGTCAGTCTAAAAACAGATACTGTCACTTAGGGCATATTCACCACCATACAGCTAGAGAGGTGGGATCGATGCATTTTGAACACTGGGGATCTCTGACTTCTACAGACCAGTGGCATTCGGACTCAGGCTATGGCGCAGAGCGTTCTATGACTGCCGTGGTTTATCATAAAGATCATGGGGAAGATTCTAGAGTTAAGATAAAGGTGGGGCATGAGTAATGTTATCAAATTACATTCAGGCACAATTACTCTCAACAAACTATTCTGTGATTGCGGACAATCTCTTGAATACTGGCTAGGGGATGATGCGTGTGGTTACGGCATTTGCGCTAGATGCGATTTGAATTGTCCAGAAGAGGTTACGGTAAAAGGAGAAGAAGAATGTCAAAAGCATTAAAGAAGCAGGTAGGAGGCAGTCATTACAAGTTGCCAATACAGCCAGTTGAGTTTATTTACAAAAACGATCTAGATTATATTCGCGGAAACGTCATTAAGTACGTAACCAGAAAAAAGAATGGGGCGGAAGATATACTTAAAGCTATTCACTATTGCGAGATGTTGTTGGAGTTGGAGTATGGCGAAGAAGAAGAAGAAATCTACGGTAGCGCAGGAAGTCGAGAAAGCCGCAAAGTTGCTACAACGATTAGTTAGACTAAAGGCATCAGACGACAACGGCTACTGCCAGTGTGTGACTTGCGGCAAGATAGACCACTATAAGAATATGCAGGGCGGTCATTTTTACAGTAGACGACATACAGTTTTTAAACTTTTTGAAGAAAATATCCATGTGCAATGCCCTGCTTGCAACCAGTGGGGTATGAAAACAACAAAGATTCAGGAGGCTTATCGCATTTACATGGAAGATTTGTACGGTGTAAGGCGCATAAGGGCAATGCAACGGTTAGCTTGGAGGGCATCGCCTAAGTTTAACCGCGATAAAGTCATAGCTTTTCAGCGTGATTTGAATGAAAGAATACAAGATGAAGTGTTTAGAATCGGGGAATATTAAATTAATTTGCCTATTTATACACAAAAGGGTTTACATTTAGGGTTATATAGTATTTAATGTAATCTCAATCAATAAATAAAGGGTATCAATATGAAATTATCAAACTCAAGAATAGCCGCACAAAACAGAGCCGCACGTTACTTGGCTCAAAAATCATTCGAGAAAACTCAGAAAGAAGACCATGATGCAGATATGTTTATGGCTTTTATCACTGGCATATCCGTTGCCATAGTTGTTGGCATGGGTTATCAGATGTATATATTGGGGGTGCTGTAATGTCGATCTCAATAGCTAGAGATAATATCGCTAACAGCATAAGAAATTTGGAGTCATTGATTATATGGGATGGTGACATCGTAGAACTTGACTGCGATTGGAAAGACCACTTCTGTTATATATTCTTAGACGTTATGGAGTCATGGTGGGATGACATATTACCTTACCCTGTAATTGACCGTAGAGGTTTTCTGGAGTTGCTGTATAACGGCTCTAATGAAGAGAGACTGTCAGGGGTTTTACGTGACGATATTTACCTAGCCATTGAGCCAACATTGCGTGACATAGTTCAAGAGGTATATGATGAAGTTCACAATACACCTGTAGAACCATTTGCAGGTTATGAGAGAGGTCAATAAGATGATAGATTTTCTAGGAACAGTGACATTTATTTTTATCCTTGCTTACTTAATGAGGGGATCATATTTCATAGTCAGAGATGCACAGAAACGATGGGAAGAGAGAAACAAATAGACCGAGGCTACCCCTAGCCCTTTGAGCCAGATTAGTCCACTGGTGGTCGAAACGGACTATTAATTTAATGCATATCGCAGATGATTAAATAGCATTATTGATCATAAGCTAACCTGTATAGAATGCGCCTCCACCAACCAGAGAGGCATTTATGATTCTATACATGATAGTTTTTTGCGTTATTAGCCTATGCGCTATAGCCAAAGATGAATTTAATTAACACTTTTAGTAATTTATAGTACAATACGGCAACTAATTACATACAGGTGATAGTATGGAGTTGCAATTAGTAACCAAAATCAATGAAGTTTACAAGCGAGAGTGGTTTGATTTGCTTGATAAGATAGATCAGATCACTCAGACTCTTGGCTATGCTGAGTACAACAGGCAACAATTTAGGGCTGAGATCATTAACTGGTGTGAAGAAGTCGATTCTAGATTAAATGAACCGCCACCCGAACCTATAATCCCACAACCATTATCCGAAGAATTATTCGGTACTGAGGTCTAATGCTTTCTATAGAGTACAAGTCAACTGGGGAACTTGTCCCCTACGTAAACAACTCAAGAACTCACAGTGAACAGCAAGTACAACAAGTAGCGGCAAGCATTAAGGAATTCGGATTTACTAATCCTATCTTGATAGATCATGATGGCGGTATTATCGCAGGGCATGGTCGTCTACAAGCCGCGCAGTTGCTAAGTCTTGATGAAGTGCCTACTATTACGTTAAAGGGGCTTACAGAGGCGCAGAGGAAAGCATACGTGATAGCGGATAATAAACTCGCTCTAAATGCAGGTTGGAATGATGAACTTCTTAAGGTAGAAATAGAGGCATTAACTGAATCTGATTTTAATCTTGATATTTTGGGTTGGGACGTATTGCCTGATTTTGTAGATGAAATTGATTATTCTGTGCTAGATGGAGAATTTGATGAAGAACTTGCCGAAATGGAAGAGGGTGTCAAAAAAGCTATACAAATAGAATTTGAATCACATGACTATGATGAGGCGGCTGAATTAATAAAAAAATTTAGGGCGGAAGGGGCGTACATAGGAGCAATTTTGATAGAGGCTCTTAGGAAAGGCTAATGAAAGCAGTTTTCTTAACTGGCTCTATGGGTTCTGGAAAAAGTAGTATTTTAGAGCAATCTACATTCGTTAATCAAAACCAATTTATTGTTGAGTGTGAAGAATATGACATACTTGGACTAAAGCAATACGGAGCAGATTCTTTATCTGGGCATTCTAAAAAAAATGTCATTGATTCGTTGTTTTCTTATAGTGGGGAAAAGCTAATTATAGCAGGAGAGTACTATTCTAAGCAGGTAGACTTAGAGCGATTTTATAAACTAGGTTTTAAGATTTTTGTTATTTTGCTTAATGTAGATAGACATGAAATATATAACAGAGTGCTATCTAGGGGTAATGGTCATTGGAATGAAAACACTTACAAAACGAATATAGCGAATAGAATTGCATTTTTTAAGGCGCACCAAGGGGGTAAATGGATAATGAAAAATAACACTATTGGAGAACAAAAAAAAGTCATTGAAAAGATTTTAAGCATATGAAAATATTAAAGCTAAAAGAAACTCAGCATGGCGTCACGGTTGGCGATACTTGCGTTCATATAGAGCCAAATGTATTGGAAGATTCGTTGTTCGTTGTTGAAGATAAGCCTATAGGGTTTTATATTAAAGACATTGCTAAATACAGCAAAAAAGCGGCTCAATTAGCAGATATAGCAGATGTAGAGTTGCGCTCTAAAAGAGTCCCGAAAAGTGTTATGAAAAGAAGCAGTGGATTTTTGGATAATGATAAATCAAAGCAAGTATTGCAATATTCAACCATACTTGGCTCTATACCGCCAAAGCCGCATATGAGAAGACCGTATCCTACAAGAAGTAGCGTTCATTCTGTGCAGACGGCTAAAACATTTATCAAGGCGATGTTATTGCTTGCAAAAGAAAGCGAAAAAATAATTAAAGAATTAACACCTGAGTTGTATGCAGAACAAAAAGAAATAATTGCTAAAAATATAGCCAAGGAATGGAGGTTTAGCGATTTATTTACGAGCAGTATTTCAAACTTTAATATAGCGGCTGACTTCCATAGAGATAATGGCAATCTGAAAGGGTGTTCTAATGTCATTATAACCAAAAGAAGCAACAGCACAGGAGGTTGCACTACTGTCCCTGATTATGGTGCGACAGTAGACAGCAGGGATAATTCTATGCTGTATTACCCTGCGTGGAGGAATATTCATGGCGTAACGCCTATAGTACCAACGCATGATGGCGGCTATAGGAACAGCTTGGTTTTCTATCCGCTTTCTAATTTTCCAAAGGAATAACATGAAGAAAGGTAATCAAGGTGATGGTGGAGGTAGACCCATAATAGAGTTTACTGATGAGGAAATCACTCAACTTGAAGCATTGGCGGCTGTACTTACTAAAGGGCAAATAGCTGATTACTTTGGCATTTCTGAAACTACTTTAAGAGCGATAGAGGAACGACAGCCAGAAGTTTCTGACGCTTATAAAAAAGGAAGGGTAAGACAGTGCGCCAGTATGGGTTCTAACTTAATACAATTAGCTAAAGCAGGTAATGTAGCGGCTAATATCTTTTACCTTAAAACTCAAGCAGGTTGGAAAGAAACAGAAGCAGATGTACAAGAAATACCGCCTATCAATATCATAGTGGATGGCAATGCAACTCACGCCCCCACAGAGTGAGATATTTTGTAATCCTTCTCGTTTTCGCAACTGCGTGGCAGGGCGTAGATTCGGTAAGACACATCTATCCGTCACAGAACTTCTTAAAGCGGCAACCTCTGGAAAGAATAAGAATTGTTGGTATGTAGCACCGACCTACGGAGCGGCTAAAGAGATTGCTTGGGATATGCTGATACATACCATCCCAGATGAGTACATTATTAAGTCAAATGAAAGCGCATTAACGCTTAAATTAATTAATGGTTCTGTCATTAGCTTAAAGGGTGCAGAAAAGCCTAACAATTTGAGAGGCCGAGCATTAGACTTTGTTGTGCTAGATGAATTCGCAGATATGCGTCCAGAAGCATGGTATGAGGTTATACGTCCATCTTTATCAGATAGGCAAGGATCAGCACTATTTATCGGAACACCTAAAGGCCGTAATCATTTTTATGACTTGTGGGCTAGTGGAATGAATGGTGCAGACGGTTGGGCTAGTTTTCAATATACAACACTAGAAGGCGGCAATGTTCCTGAATCAGAGGTTGAAGCGGCTAGAATAGACCTAGATGAGCGTACATTTAATCAAGAATACTGTGCAGAGTTTGTTACCTACAGCGGTTTGATATATTATGCGTTTAGTAGAGAACTATCTGTCGCTGATTGTAGCGATGAAGGTACTTTGCATATTGGTATGGATTTCAATTTAGATCCCATGTCAGCCGTAATCAGTGTACGTAAAGGCGAGATGCTGTATGCCGTTGACGAGATTGTCATGTATGGGTCTAATACTGACGAGATGGTTGCGGAGATTAAAGACCGTTACCCTAACCGTTATATAATTGTTTATCCTGATCCCGCATCAAGACAGCGCAAAACAAGCGCAGGTGGTCGTACAGATTTGTCGATCTTACAGAACGCAGGGTTCGCGGTGAAAGCCAAGAAGTCCCATGCTCTGGTTAGAGATAGAATAAATGCAGTGAATAGCCGTTTACTAAGTAGCAATGGTGAACGTAAATTGTTTGTTAGCCCTAAGTGTAAGCAGACTATAAAGAGTTTGGAAAGGCAGACATACAAAGAAGGAACGAGCATACCAAATAAGGATGGGTTTGATCATATGAATGATGCCCTTGGTTACTTGGTAGAATACCTGTTCCCTGTTCGCACAGAATACAACACACCACAACCTACTAGGTGGACTTGATGAGATTGAACGCAGATACAACACACCCTGATTATGATAAATACGAGAGCCGATGGGAGTTCTATGTTCGCTCATATCTTGGTGGAGAAGATTACTTTAATGGCGCATATCTAACGCGCTATATATCAGAAACCAATGATGACTATGACCGCAGACTTGATCTGACACCTTTAGATAATCACGTAAAGAACATTGTGCATATCTATTCTAGCTTCCTATGGCGAGTGCCACCTACTAGAGCATATAACAGCGCGGCTAACAATGTAGCCTTAGAACCGTTTCTGGATGACTGTGACCTAGAAGGTCGTAGCTTTAATGCGTTCATGCGTGAGTGCCAGATATGGGCAAGCGTCTATGGTCATGTTTGGGTAATGATGGACAAGCCTAAGTCTAACGCAGGTACAAAGGCAGAAGAGTTAGCCCAAGACATTCGCCCTTATGTGACTATGTTCACCCCTGAGAACGTCTTAGATTGGAACTATGTTAGAACCCCTAGCGGTAGGTTTGAACTTGACTACCTAAAGGTTAGAGAGTCCGTTATACGTGTTGATGAGACTACCACAGAGACATACTACCGCGTTTGGTACAAAGACCGTGTAGAGTTATGGCATTCTGTAAACGACCTTGACAAGCAAATAGAGGTTGATAACAACGTACTGGGTCGCATCCCTGCTGTATTCCTACCTGCTAACCGTAGCGTGACTAGAGGTATAGGATTAAGTGACATAGCAGATGCAAGCTATATGCAACGCGCCATCTATCAAGAACTGTCAGAGATAGAACAGTTGATCCGAATCTCAAACCATCCGACACTAGTTAAATCGTTCCAGACAGACGCCAGTGCAGGAGCAGGGGCAGTCATTAATCTACCTGATGACATGGATGCAAGCCTTAAGCCTTATCAACTACAGCCTAGTGGGCAGAACCTAGACGCTGTACGCGCATCGATAAACGATAAGATCGAGTCAATTAACCGCATGAGTCACATGGGTGCTGTACGTGGCACAGAAGCGATGACCATGAGTGGCGTTGCTATGCAGACAGAATTCCAGATGCTTAATGCGAAATTAGCAGAGAAGGCTGATCTACTAGAATTAGCAGAAGAGCAGTTATGGTTGTTGTTCTGTGACTGGCAAGACGTTACCCCTGATGTTGAGATATTCTATCCAGATGCGTTTGACCTACGTGACTATGATAAAGAACTAATGTTCCTACAGCAGTTGCGTTCTACTGGCGTTAAGTCAGTAACATTGTCACAAGAAATAGATAAGAAGATTGCTGACTTGTTGCTTGATGATGAAGAACTTGCAAAGTCACACGTTGAAATTGAATCTGGAACACAAGTATTAGGTCAGTTTAACGAACAGGCACTTGAGATAGGAAGCTAATGGCCGCAGATATTGATCAGTTGCGTGAACTGATTAGGCTTGCTGAAACACATCAGGCTAAGTTAGCAAGCGCCTTAGTTAAGCTAGAGAACCGCATAGCTGACATCATGGCTACTGCTCCGCTAAGAGATGGCGAGTTGTTTGATCTAGAGTGGGCTGTACAGGCTAGGGTTGTTCTACGTGAAGCTATAGAGCAAGAATACCTAACGGTTGTTGATGGCTTAGTGCGACAGTATAACGATGTGGCGGCTAAGGCTATTGCCATGCTAGGGCAGTATGGTGACATTGCTAACCTAGATGCTAGTATTATTCAGCAGTTACAGAGCCTAACCTTTAAAGGCTTTGAGGATTTAGGACAGCAGTACCTAGATGTCATTGCTAAAGAGGTTTACGAAAGCACCCTAACAGGAACACCATTTGCCGCAAGCGTAGCGACTATTAGAGCCACTGTAGGCAGTGATTTAGGGCGTTATGCTAGTCAGCAGTTGCATGATGCCTTAATGCAGTTTGACGCGGCTGTTAATACTAGAGTTGCATTAGAGTCAGGTGCTAAAGAGTTTAAGTATCAAGGGCCAGACGATGAGGTCACTAGAGACTTTTGTGAGAAGCACGTAGACAAAATATATACTAAAGAAGAAATTGAAGAAATCTGGTCAGGTAGTTGGGCAGGTAAAATAGATGGTAATCCATTTATTGTCCGTGGTGGCTATAACTGCCGTCATAGATTTAGGGCTGAATTTTAAGGAGACAATCATGCCACAAGGTAAAGGTACATACGGTAGTAAGGTAGGACGACCTAAAAAGAAGAAGAAAAACAAGAAATAATTAGTATGCTACAATGTTAATTCACCAATACTCTATAAGAGGTTCGTAACATGAGCGATGAAATCATGGCAACAGAAGCTGATACTGAGACAGCGGCAGTAGAAACTCAGGAAACCAAGACCTTTACTCAGGACGAACTAGATCGAATTGTTGCGGATCGCGTAGCAAGAGAGCAAAGAAAGTTCGATAAGAAGATACAAGGCATTGATCTGGATGACGCAAAGGAACTGATGGCAAAGCGTGAAGCCGCAGAACTGGAACGACAGAAAGAGCGTGGCGAGTTTGATTCTATCCTGAAAAAAACGGTCGAAAAGAAAGATATGGAAATACAGAGTTACAAAAGCAAGTTGCAACAGACGCTAGTAGATGGAGCGATCTTAGGTGCGGCTTCTAATAATAACGCTGTCAATCCAAATCAAGTATCACAGTTATTGAAAGACCAGACCAGACTATCAGACGATGGAACGGTTGAGGTGCTAGACGGTAACGGTGTGCCGCGATACAATGACAGCGGTGATCTGCTATCAGTTAATGAAATGGTATCAGAATTTTTAACAGTAAACCCACATATGGTCAAAGCGTCACAAGGTGGCACAGGCTCGATGGGTAACACTGGTGGCTCTACACAGAAGCCTCAATCTGTGGCAGATATGGTTGCTAACTGGAGTAATGGCGGCAAAGAAGCATTTGCCTCTATGAAGAAAAAGTAACCACCAAACCACTATTTAATTTTTTGAGGATACAATCATGGCCGCAACAACTTCAACAACTCTCGACGATCTCTTTGTAAATATCGTCGCACAAGCACGTTTCACTGCTGAAGAGCAATCCCTAATGATGGGTCTTGTTACTCAGTACAACATTCAAGCACAAGCAGGAAAGACCATTCAGGTTCCTAAGTACCCTGCTATTTCTGCCCTTAATTTAGTTGAGGGAACTGACATGACTAGCACTACTGTTTCTACTTCTTCAGTTTCTGTAACTGTAGGAGAGGTAGGCGCACAGGTTCTATTGACTGACATGGCTACTTACGGAGACGGCAACCCTGCTGTTGAGTTA